TGGCTAGGTTGTGCCCGTGGGTGGAAGGGGGTACAATCAAGCTGAACGATAAGCACTACTCTTAAGATAACGCACGCGGTCCTGGTCTCCAGACGAGGGTGTCAGCAACTCCCGGCATTGCAGTCGGAAAGAGAGTCGCATGTCTACGGCGATGGTATGGGAGGCTTAGCGATGACTGCTTCAAGGTCAGGGTGGATTAGGCGGGAGGGAGATTCCTGATCCTCTACGTTAGTATAAAGATACATTGGCTTTGCAATCCACACGAAAATGTGCTACCCTTCTGCCATGAGCAAGTCAGCGCAGGGATTTCCGAAGGCCGCTGATTCAGTGGCAGCAACCGTAAGGTTGTGGGATCCTTCGGCCTGGGGCTTGCTCATGGCACCATGCTGACGCAATCGCTCACACAGACAATCCTCTGCTATTCCTGTACTCTCAGTGGCAAACCAAAAGCCTACAACAACGACTGCTACGCCCTAGACCACGCAACTATCCCAGCGCTCGAATGGGAACAACGCTATTCCGAAGACCCCGGCAGCAACGTTCCGCACATTGTGACGAGCAAACGATCGAAACAACACAACCTAGGACCACGCGAAGAGCGCGAACCACCCAGCGCCGAAGGGAGACACAACAGTGGCTGATTCAGCTGTCGATCCCCTTGCCGAGGACTTCAACCCCGATAACCTCCCAGCCTATCCCGAACGCTATGTCTATAATAACCAAGAACGTTTCCTCGCCGCCTTTCAAGGGTGCGGCAATGAAGCCGCTGCTGCCCATTTGGTTGCGATGCACCCCCATACTATCGAGCTATGGAAACAAAATGACGTACTGGGTTTCACAGAACGCTTGCGCTGGGCTTTTGGATACTTTTGCGCACAGCTGGAAAGCAAAGCCCTTGAAAATGCTCTAGCTACGAAACCTGGGGGGAATCCGTTGATGCTGATAACGCTGCTCAATGCGAACCTGCCCGCGAAATACAAGCCGAGTACTGCGTTCGCCGATGAAACTGCGGCGGAACTAATGAAGAAGATACGTGAGCTTTCGCCCAGGGGCACCAAGACGGAGGACCGGGAGAAGGCGATTGAGGACAAGGGGGACAAGACCGTGGATGAGTGGATTAAGTCTGCGCCGATGAGCGACGAGAAGGGAGAGTGATGGAATATCTGTGGATGGTGCTTGGTTCGGGACTATTTGGCGTGGCGTACGTCGCCTGGGGGCTCCTGTGGCCTGTGCAGCCATGCCGACGGCGGTAGTGGTGCAAGTGGTGCTCACCTCGCGGCTACTGGAGCGTCTCGCGGCGCACCCACTTGGCCCCCTGTCTCCCCGCGCCAAGGCTATCCACGATGAATACCTTTACACTCAGAAGTGGCTTGACGCATACGGCGTCTCTGGGTCACCGTCGCAACTCTTCACCACCAGCGCTAACCGACCCCAGCCACGAATAGCGTATGGGAAGCAACGATAAGCGTAAGCCTGTTCCTGCCGACGGTTGGCGAGTATCTACAAGGAACGCTGATGGCTCGTGGGTGTGGAGGGTAGCCCATGACGGCCGCTGGTGCGAGTGTGAGTGTGATCGTCGTCTGTGGCGTGTGGAGGGCCAGTGGGTCGTGTGGTAGTTGACGTCAGGTGTAGAATCGCGCAAGGGTCGGTGTAAGGGCGATGGGGGGTATGGCTTAGGGTTTGTGAAGAATTGGAGGAGGGGATCCCTGACAACTCATTTTATAGAAAAGAGGGAGTGATGGCCCTTTTGTTGCGAAGGAAGCTATGGTGAAGATAGAACGTCATCCCCACACATCGGATAAACTGGTTCTGAGTTTTGGGGACTTACTTGCTCTAACACTCGGTCGAACTATTACGGCGACTGCCTTGATTATCAAACGTGGTAACTCATGACCTGTGGTGCCGCCATATCACAAATTGAATCTTCACTTCAGAGGGAACTTAATGGGAATCGCCTTGAACCAGTTACCGCATGCTAAGGGCTAGGATGTTAGATACCGAGATACAGGATAGGTCGCGCTTTGACTTCGTTGAATTGTTCGCTGGTGTTGGCGGGTTCCGGCTGGGTTTAGAGAGGGTGGGATGGCAAGCCGTATGGAGCAATCAGTGGGAACCCTCAACTAGCAGACAAGACGCGTCGAACATCTATGTGAGCCGATTCGGGCCCGAGAACCACTCGAATGAGGACATAGAGATTGCTCTGGACCGCCTCGAGGCAGGGGAGCTCCAGATTCCGGCGCATTCGCTGGTTGTTGGCGGTTTTCCCTGTCAGGATTACTCAGTGGCGAGGCCATTGAACCAGGCTACCGGTCTGGTAGGGAAGGAAGGCGTACTCTGGTGGCAGATATACAGGCTCGTCAATCTCACGCGACCTAGGTTCTTGCTGCTTGAGAACGTGAACAGGCTATTGACCTCGCCTGCCTCTAAAAGAGGGCGGGATTTCGCCGTCATGTTGGCCTGCTTGTCCGACCTTGGGTACACGGTTGAATGGCGAGTGGTCAACACGGCTGATTATGGATTCCCACAGAAGCGCAGGCGGGTCTTCATCGTCGCGCAGATGGTGTCCGGTAATGATTACCATGACCGACCAGAAGAAACGATACTGCGGTCAGGGGTTTTAGCCGAAGCACTCCCTGTCACAATGGCGTCTGACAATAAAGTGGGAATCCGCTCATTCTCCATAGATGGAAGCTTACTGGAAGTCACTCAACAGTTTGGTTTGGGCAACAAGGTCTCACCTTTTGCGAACAGTGGATGTATGCGGAGAAGATTGGTGACGACCATCAGAACGTCACCTGCGTACGATGGCCCGAAACAGACTCTCGCTGATGTGTTGAAAGACCATTCCGAGGTGCCCGAGAATTACTTCGTCCCTACAAACAAGTTGGACAGCTGGAGATACCTTAAGGGAGCGAAGAGTCCGGAGCGGAAGCACAGAGGTAGTGAATTCACATACCGCTACACAGAGGGGCCGTTGCCATTCCCTGACCCGGTCGACAGACCCTCTCGGACGGTGGTCACATCCGAGATAGGAGCTGCTCCATCGAGGATGAGGCACATAATCTCGGTGGGCACCAGGGGTTACCGCCGCCTCATACCCGTTGAACTGGAGAGGCTTAACGGATTTCCGGATGGCTGGACAGAGTATCAAGGGGTGACAGATGGTAGAAGAGGGTTCTTGATGGGGAACGCATTAGTAGTGGGTGTGGTGGAGAGAATCGGAGCCGCGTTGTTAAAGAGGGTGCACCCAGATTCGGTGGTCCCTGGGAGGGGTCTGTCTGACCCAGTAACCGAAGTGACCCCAAGGTCGTAGGGCGTTGACCAAACCAAAATGGGTAGTCACCGGCAAGAGTAGACATCTCAAGGGGAGGTCTACCAAGGACACCGTTCCCGAACTACTACTACGGCGTCACCTCCATGGTCTGGGTATGAGATACCAACTTAATCGGACCATAGCTGAGAGATTCAGGGCTGACCTTACCTTCCCCGCCGAGAAGTTGGTAGTCATGGTTGACGGATGTTTTTGGCATGGTTGCCCTGAGCACGGCATGAGAGAGTTCAAGGGTCCGACTCCGCATGACGAAAGGGCGCATGGGTGACGACGCTTCTTAGAGATACTGGCCTTGGTGAGAGGGCCGAGATGGCCTTCAACTTGCTAGATTTCCGTCCTGAGCCTAAGCAGATGGTCATTCTAGAGAGCCAAGTGCGGTTTAAGCTCGTCAGCGGGGGTGAACAAGCGGGAAAGAGTCTCATCGCGGCTAAAGAGTTGGTGGTGAGGCATATCGACGGGGGGATGGAGAAAAAACTCTACTGGCTGGTGGCGGCGGACTACGAGAGGACGCGAGCCGAATTCGAGTACCTTGTGCAGGATTTCACCCGCTTGGGCCTTCTCACCAGGGATGTGAGCAAGAGGATAGACCCTGGCCACATGGTGTTGAAGGACGGGACGCGGATAGAGACCAAATCGGCCCGTGACCCTCGCACGATAGCGATGAAGGCCCCTGATGGCATCATTGGGTGTGAGGCGTCGCAGTTGGACTTGCTCACCTACCATAAACTACAGGCCAGAACGGGGCCAAAACGGGGCTGGCTGTTCATGTCGGGCACTATGGAGGGGGGCCTGGGATGGTATCCTGGGCTTATCCAGGCATGGGCCGCGCCAGGACGGGAGTACCAGAGTTTCATCCTCCCCACATCGAGCAACACGTATCTTTACCCAGGGGGCGAGAACGACCCTGAACTTCTCAGGCTCAGGCAGCAGATGCCTGACGACCTATTCAAGGAGCGGTTCGAGGGTGTGCCCTGTCCCCCATCGGGCCTTGTCTTCCCTGAAGTGCGAGCCGACGTGCATGTTCGGGACGTTGAGTGGGATGAAAACGAAGTTGTCCATCTTGCGGAAGACCCAGGGTACAATCACGCGCACGCAATCCTGGCGTGGCAGGTTATCAACGGACAAATCAGGATTTTCGACGAGATTTACGAACGGGGCAGGACAACGGAAGATTTGATAGACCACATTCTAGCACAACGCCCCTGGTGGAAGGCCCTTTCAGGAGCGGGGATACGGCTGGTATCTGACCCATCATATAAAGACCAACATCACGCCATGACTTCAGTGGCCGAGACGTGGATGGCAAAGACGGGGCTGTATGCCTTTGGGGAGAAGGTGCGGGTAAACGAGGGAACTGAGCGACTCAAGACTTTTCTCAAGGTCGACCCTCTTTCAGGCGAGCCTGGTATTATCATAGACCCCAAGTGCCAGGGCCTGTTGAGCGAATTCGGGCTTGCGCTAGACCCCTTTGACAGCCAGCAGCACGTTTACAGGTGGGACACAGACCGTGAAGGCAATATTGTTGGGCAACAGCCGAAGGATATTTACAACGACGCGATCAAAGCGATGATTTATGGAGTGTGTGACGTTTTCGGCATGGTGCGGCGGGCTGAGAGCAGCGTCATCCCTGTAAAGCGATGGTAAACCGCCGTTGCACAGTATGGTACAATGCGCGTGAGGTGATGTTGGATGCCACGCACTCGTGAGCAAATAATCGAGCTTGTTGATGCACAGGCAGACCGTCGTCGCGCTCTTCACAAGCGGATGGACGACGACTACAATCTCTTTTTGCTCAAGCCCTACACAGGTGAGGGAGCGGAGAACGAAGACGGCGGGAACGACCTAGCGGGCTTCAAGAAATACACATCCAATGAGCCGCGTACCTACGCTGACAAGATCATCTCCATCGCATCGGATGCACAGTTGCAGATTTCCGTTCAGCATGGCAAAAAGGCCCGTGAGGAACGGGATGTCAACAACGACAAGGAGCGTTTTGCCCGCGGCGTCTTGAACGCTGCCAATGAGCGTCTGCGTGCACTAGCGCAGCCCAATATTCAAGACCAGCTTGTCTGGGGTGGTGCTCTGAGGGGGATTCAAGTGGGTCGGGCGGTCTTTGTCAAGGAGCCAGATGGCACCACAACGGCCGATATTACGCCTTGGGACGCCCGCCATACCTATTGGGGCATGGGGCGCAACGGCCTTGCCTGGGCCTGCCTACGTCTTCTCAAGACGCGGCAGGAAATAGAAGCTGAATATGGCGTCACGCTAGAGCCACGGGAAGCCCCTAACGGCCTGGACGAAAAAGAGCCAGATATTCCTGTCTATGACTACTACGACACAGAGATCAACACCACCGTTATCGAGGAACGAGTGCTAAAGTCTCCAACACGGCATGGAGCAAAGCGCGTTCCAGTGTTTTTAGGAATCGTCGGGCCTACTCCACCGATTCAGATGGACAATCAAGACCCGATCATCGACTATGGCGAGTCCATATTCCATGCCGTGCGTGGCATTATCAATAACCACAACTACAACATGACCATTATGCTCAACCTGGTGGCACGGAGCTTGAAACAGCCCATTGTTATCACTTCTCCAGATGGTCGGAAGGTGCTTGCGGCAAACCCGTGGCTTTCAGGAAGCGAAATCTCTCTTGGGAAGGACGATAAAGTTGAGACCCTTGATATGCAGGACGCGGCGAAGGAAACAGGCGCCTTCATGGGCCTTGTGTTGGCTGAGTGGCAACGGGGCGCACTTGCGCACTCCACCTTCGGAGAGTTGGAGTTCCAGCTTTCAGGGTTTGCCATCAACTCTCTGCGTCAGAACATCGTCACAGTCCTGAGACCGCTGTTGAACGCCACAATAGGCGTGTGGCATCAGATTTTTGACATGCTAGCTGACCAGTACGTGGCGGGCGGCTTCCAAGCGATGACCCTATCGGGACGAGATAGAAACCGTGAGTATTTCAATGAGGAGATTACCCCCGATGTTGTGAAAGAGGGGGGTAACTTTGAGATCGATTTACTACCCTCATTGCCCCAGGATGAACCTGCCAAATTCGCGATGGCGCAACAGGCCAAACAGGGCGGATTCATGGGCAACCGCGATATTCTGGAGACCATTCTACAGGTGCCCGACCCCGACATTGTGATTGACGCTCAGAAATTGGAGGTGGCGGAACAGGCATCTCCAATGGCCGCGGCTTTTGCCCTGATGAGGGCGACGGAAAATCAGGGCGAAGAGCAGATCGCGGCTATATATTCGGGTGA